GTTGGCACGATCTTTGCATGGAATATGGCGATCGCCAGAAAAGGAAATGGTGCCAGTCAGGGGGATTAACTAGCACCATCCCTTGCGACCCTCTTGGGGACATACGATGTATATTCAAATTAGAGATCGCTGTCAACCGGTCTTTTAAAATAATTTCTTTGTATGTTAATCATATCTGTAAACGTTTTATTTAAACTGTAGATAGAGTGATCCAAAACAGTATATCTAGAGGTTTGTGTCTCAGGTTTATTAAGATGGCGATAAATCATAGCTGACACCTCTACAAGATGATCCGCTATCTCCCTAAGTGTACCGTCTTTCCATTCTTTACTATTAGCGCTCATATGTCTTTTCCTTTAAGCCATATCATGCCAAGATTTTAACTGTGTCATTTTTAATATTATTCTCGATGATAAAGGTCTAAGATTAAAATGATTAATTACTAATCGAAGATTAGCATAAACATCTGCTATTTCTTCTTCAATCCATAGCCTATTAGATTTACCTGTTACAGGTTCATTTTCATTTATGCCTTGTATCATACACCTAGATATAGCTGCCTGTAATTCTCCTAGTTCTTCCTGCAATTTTCCTAGATGTTTAATGTCTATTGGATCGCGCATAGGATGCCAAGGGTTCATCTTCATAGTTCAGTCACCCTAACATTGAACTGTTTTCCATCCTTGTCAGTAACAATAAAATCATAACCCATATGCGTTACTTTTCTAGGGCTAGTACATTCATATTTAAGAAACTTTGATATGTAGGTATGAATACGATTAATCATAAATTAATCCAATCCAGTTTCAGGCTTAGCATAGCGTACTTTAATGGCCATCAATTCAAATGTTTTGGCAAGTAATTCGCGTCGTTCCGCAGATTTTGGTAGCCAAAAACTAATGGCGCTTCTGTCGTCATCCGCCGGAGGGTGATGCAGCATTTCAGAACTATGCAACATCAATCTTATGGCAGTATATGTAAGTCCTGTATTACTAACCTTTTCTTCTACTTGAACTTCATCTGTCAGTTCTTGGCTATAAACATTTATTCTCATAGTTGTGTACCTCCCTGTGACAACGCGTTATTAATGCTTTCTAAAATAGAAGAACCGTATGTATCTTTATGTACGCGTTCTAGTTGAGAACCATAGACATTATTACATAACTTTTGAAATATGTTAACATCAAAAGTAAAGTTATTGACAACTTCCGAGGTTACATTAGCCGTAGGATATTTTTCTTCATAATTGCGGTCTAAATAACTTGGGTTATTCTGCGCTTTATTACAATCCAGACAATTTACACTATATCCATCGTCCCACCATAGGCTATCATATGCGGTGTCAATTTTTACATTGTCCGATCCGCAAGATAAACATGTGATTTTAAATAGAATTTCTCTGCTCATTTTATCATCCTCATTTTATAAAGGCTGAAATCTCGTCTGTGACGTTCTTAGCCCATTCATCCAGAGTCTCATTTGTAGAAATTTCCTTCATAGGTAATTCCTCCAACTCCAGTTCCATGGCTGATAGAATACGTCTAATTTTACTAATTATCTTCTGCCCTTCCGATCGGAGACAATGAAACTGCGATAGATCGGGAGAATTTATTTTCTCCTGTGTACTTTCCCGCAACGGTTCGCCGTCTTTTTCTGCGGCATATGCTTCTGAACTCATTATAGAACTTTCCCAAGTTACGGATGATATAGAAAGGCAAATAGATGCCTACGAAAAATGCGCCTATGCAAGCGCCATTATAGAGTGCATTAAACATAGTCGGGGAAGTATCTTTCGACACTTGCCTGCATATAATTCTTTATGTCAACTACATCATTCATATTTGAGAAACGAGAAATAAAGCCGCACATAAAGTTGAAGCATCCTCTTTGCGCGTCGGCACGATTTTTAGATACGGAAATAAATTCGTCGATAGAATTCTTGGTTGCTTCGCTAATCATATTTCCCTCCGTTGTTTGATACCTCATAATAAAATAGTGGCGCTTTTCTGTCAATAGAAAAGCGCCACTATTTATATAAAATATTTCTTTAAACCGTGGCGTATCGCAAATTCTAACGACATTGTATTGGTAGGATATTTCCTATCAAATGTAGATGTTAGATTATAACGGCGTTGATTATATCCATCCCAAAATTCATGATCGAATGTCACATGAGTTGGAGTTACCCGTAGAATTTTCATGGCATACCGGGGGTCTTTTCGGGCGTCTCAGTCATGTTGATACGTCCCGCTATAAACATGTTCGCATCCTGCATAAAGATATCCATATCTAGCATTTTACTTTTAATGTTTCTTAGTTCTCGCTTTACCATTGCAAGTTCATCAAAGATAAGAATACCCAAAAGCCCTACGCATAGTGCTGCGACTGACATTACGATTTCCATAAATCCTCCTATCATGGAATTGGCGGAATAGGACTGATAACAATAGCAGTCCAAATTGTTTTACGTTGATCCGGGAAAATAATAGATAACATTATCGCCATTAATAAAACGATAATAGACCATTTAATAATCTTCCTCATGAAAACCATCGTGCATAAATAAATCTCCGATGATTTGGGCTATAAAATGTATCCCAACGGCTCATGAAATGTACAGCAGCGTTATGATAGCCGCGTTCGATCATAGCCGATTTGACCCTTATTCCTATTATGTATGTCATTTCATCCATGATATTATCCCCTCTGTAGACCAAGATAATTAATAATAAATTTGGCCGCATCTTGTCGATAACGCTGATCAAGTTGAACAGTTACCCGCTTTTTACCGCGACCAATAGTAAGATGTGAAATCATACTTTCCTCACTTTGTATTCAGAACCTAAAAGTTTTTCGATTAGCGCATTTAATAGTGAACGTTGTAGACCTTTTTCATATTCGATTATATCTGTTATGACCCCTTTTTCATCCCTTATATCAACAAGGATATTTCCGTTACATTGTTCTCTAATATGTATATCTAGTTTCATTTTTGTGCTCCTAGCCAATTTTGCAATTGAACAACTAATGAAGAAATTTGAACTTTATTTAAATCAACTTGTTCATCGTCTATAGTAAATGTGACATATTCTGAGTGTATATGTGATGATACCCTTAAATTATCATCAGCATAATCTGTATAAAGTTCATCCATTTTATTCACTCCTTACATTTTCAAAAATTCATAACGTCCAATATAACCGCCTTTTGAAAGATCGAGTTTAACAACTGCTGTCCATCTTCCGTCTGGCGTTCTCATGATAATGAACTGATCGTCATATTCAGGATAAAGATTTTTATCTTCTTCAATGCGACGCATCAAAGCCTTTTCACTAGCGTATGTTTTAACATACTTCCATTCAATTGCCATTTGATGCAACATTTTATTATCTCCCTCATTTGTTGCACCATAAATAACAAAGGTCGATTTTCCCGTCAAGAAAAAATCGACCTTAATTTTCTATTAAAATATCTGCTGGAAAATATGCCCTAGTTGAGGGTTCAAATATCCTGCACCTATTAGAAATGTTATTAGCGGGGGTAAAATTCTTTTGGCTCTAACAATCCATGGCTTTGTCGCTGTGATTACCGTTAGAATTTCGGAGGTATTATCCTTCACGATAGCCATATGAGATTTTACATCAATCATATCTGCCTCTAGCTTTCCCACCCGTTCTTTAATGGAGGCGATTTCGGAAGCGAAATCGATAGTATCTGCCCCACTCATATTTTATCCTATCTTAAAGAATTGCTTTCTATTTCTCGGATCAAAACTTATGTGCGTCCAACGCCCATATTCATTTATCAGTTGATCGTATGGAAGCGCGTCACGCAATATAGAGCATACATTTTCTACTGACATTCTAAATGCGCGAAAGTCTACAGCATAGCCTAATGGGTGCGCACTATTTTTAGCGCCACCTATTTTTTCATTGAGTGTATTGCACCTATACCAACTAGAAACAAAGATAGGTGCATCACCTAGTATAGTTCTAACTCGCTCCATTTTATCAGCTACTAAAATCATTCGTTCAATAATATCTTGGGATGGATTATTATCTATACCTAGATTTAGTGCTGTTTGGCTAAATGTCGCTTCCTCAAGCGAAAAATGTTGAGAGAGTTGCATATCAAAATCCTGCCGGATCAATTGGACAATAATTGTCGATAGTATCAATTACCTTTTGTGCCGCCGCTTTAATCTTGTCTTTGTGAAGGCATGTATAATCGATACCCTTGTCAACCGTAGTGCAGGCTGACAATAGAATGACCGCGAGCGAGGAAAGAAAAAATCTAGTCATGAAGCTAGTCCTTTTATAAGTTTTGTCGTCTTTCCACTAGAAAATAACATGAAAGCGGAGAATATAAGAATAAGCGCTAATACACCTACCGCCATTCTTTGCCAGAAATGACTTTCATCAAGCCATTTTCTAAATTGACATATCCATCCACAATCACTTGTCAGTCCTAAACCTTGTGCGACATTACCGACACCGGGAATAGAGTTGATCCCATTTTTTAAAGCGCCAGATACACCATTTATAATATTAGAACCTTTAGCGACTATATCAGCGCCTTTAGAAAGTATCTGATTTGCTGCATCAAGTCTATTACCATAACTACTGGAGTTGGCTGGACGCTCATATTTATTCATAAAGATTGCAGTAGCATCGGCTACATTTGTTGCGCCAGCCAATTGTGCACCTCCTAGATAGGGCTTATTTTTAAGTTCCCAATCTACAAATTGATATTGTTCCATTAATGTAGATTGCTGAATAGGCTTACCAAACACTTGTCGAAAATCAGCTTGCCTATCAGGATGCCATTGACCAGCACCATAAGCCGCGCCGTCATCACCTACAGCGCTAGGATTTAATGAACTTTCTCCAAAAAGATTACCCATAATTCCGGCGGATTGAACTGGTGTCCATCCACGGCTCTGGAAAAAGTCATATCCACTCATATAGACCAACCACTAACGCCATAATAGCGTCCTTTAGGTCCGGGTGGAGCGGGGACGCTACCCATGCCCCAATGTGTGCGACTAGGTATTTGCGGGATTTGTACCTCGCGAATTATAGGTGGCGGTGCTGGCGCGGGCGGTGATGCCGGAGCCAATTCTACCCTAGAGGTAATGCAAAAATTACACGGCTTAAAAGATGGTGCCGGAATACTAGGCATAGGATAGTCATGCGGGGTAAAATCAAATCCCGGTACGTCGATATCTACCGGCGCTATTTCGGGTAGTCCAACTGACATTAATGGACTTGCTGCCTCTTGAATATTTTGTATCAATTGGCCATTTTTTCTAAGTAGCAAATAAAGAATGATTGCGACGCCTATTACTAGCGCCGCAATCTTTGCCACCTTTTTATTTTCTGCCTTCATAGGTGGCTCCTTAATGAGTAGTTAGAACACCGGGATCATAAGGACTTGGCGCGACACCCATTCCAGTATTAGATGCTGAGAGCGATACTAGAACGTTATCAAATGCTCTAACCTGTTTACCCTTTTTCAAAGTGGGCGCGATCGTAGCAAGTGACGAATAAAGTTGCGCATTAGTAGCAGTCTTAAACATATCTGCATTAGTTGCCATTTGCGATTTTAGAATATCTGCATTGGTATTCCATTGTGAAATACTAGTTTCTGATGCAACTCTAGCAGTTTCTAAACTATATTCCGCATTAGTTTGCGCTATCTCTTTTTGAGCCGTTATATATGTAGCTTGGGTATTAGCATCCAATGCAGCTACATATTTAGCCGCATCTGCTGCCGCTGCATCTTGCGCAGATTTACTATTAGCAGCGATCGTCGCCAATGCTATGTCCGTAGCATTTTGATTTACTTGTGCTTGCAATTGCGAGCCATATTGCAATTGCGCAATATTCATCTGAGCATTTGCTGCAATAGCGGTATCACTAGGACCGGGAGTAATAGTTGTAATTCCTCCGCCACTAGAAGATGAAGCGCCACGGCTCGTGATCAAATAAAATATTACAAAAAGAACTACAGCACCAACTATCCAGAAAATTGGCTTGCCTTTTTTGAAGACTGAAAAGTTTAATTTCATATATAATCCTTTCAGCCCATATTATTTGACTTATTAAAATCAGTCAAAGCCTGTAGCGCTACAGCACCGCTAAGATAAACACCGTTTGCGCGAATGTCGGTCGTAGGACCATAAACAGCAAGAGGGAATTGCGCGCCTCCTGTAAGAGGCGCGAAACTCTTGTGAACATTATAACGCGGCCCATAAATAGGGCTATCAATAGCGATGGGCTGGCGCAATAGAGCCATATTATCTACACCAATGCCGAGCGTATTAGGTCCAGCGATATAGTTATAAGGTCCATTCATGCCCATTTTATTTTCCTTTAACCAATCATGCTACCGATAGAGGGAAAATTATAGCCACCGCCGCCCATGACAGGGCTGATAGCAGTGCCTAGACTGCTATTAAATGCGCCACCAGCAGCCTTAATAACATCGGTAGTACGGCTATTACGACCAACTAGAACCGCCAAAGTTGCGAGACCAATAATAGCAACGGCAATAGTAACAACGCTTTCCGTTAGCCTATCCATTTTAAATTCCTTTATCTACTTGCAATTATATCGGAGATACTTCCAGCTTGTTTTATTATCTTATTTACACCAGATAGCCCATTCGATTGGGTTTTAGTGCCATCTTTTACTTGCTGTAAAAAGCTATTAAACAAATTACCTCCCTTTTTATAATTTGCTACCACGATAACTAAAATAACTAGTCCGAGGAAAGCATCAGATACAGGGCGGATTGCTTTTATATTTCCTACCGCAACTATTATGACGATCGCCATAACCCATAAAATAAAGTTATCTTTTCCTGAAAAGTCATCTTTTAATAGATCAAACAAATCACCTTGATTTCCTCTAATTGCGGCTATCAAAAATATAGCCCCTATAATTAATAGGAAAAATGGCATTAGCTTCTCCTATAGTATAGCGGCAATTTTAGCGCCGGTTTTTGCCGCGTTTAGTGCGACTTTACCGGCGCTAGGTGATTTACTGGAACTTCCAAATACGACCTGCAAATAACGTTCAAGATGGCCGTTCATTGTCGTATAGAGAATGAACATAAATCCTAGAACAAGAAATAGCTTAGTCGATTGTTCCATGATTATTTTCCTAGAAGTGGAAGACTTCCAAAAGCGTTAGGGAAACGTGTTCCTAGCCAAAAGAAAAGAACAAGGATAAGAACGGAAGTAAGGGAAAAGCCGAAAATTCTCATGGTGCAATCCTCACAATAATGCGCGACCAAAACCAAATCGCTATAAGAACAAGTCCAACCATCAAAAACCAATTGATGACGGAACCATCTGGATCAAATGGCTGTTTAATCCATCTATTAACAGCACCGCACAATTTACAATCCATAATATTGCCTCCTAATTTCTAATGTGGGCGGGTAAATGAGGAAACCCGCCCACATTAGGCGCTCTAGTTTAACCGCCAGCCAGCGAGGAGGCACCGACTACCTGAGAAACGAGCGCAAAGGCTTCATAACCTACCAATACTCTAGCAGTAGCGGCAGCACTGGAAGCGTTCAAATTAAGTTCCATATTACCGTAATTAATAGTATTCACGGGAATATCGCGACTTTCAAAGAAATAAGTTCCTAGTGGGAAATCAGTCATGATAGTCTGTCGCGCATCTAGTGCCGCGATTTCTGGCGTAACTTTAAAGATATTAGTAAAGTTAGCTGAAGCAAGCGAGAAGTAATTTACGTCACTTCCCGCATTATAGACGCCACCATTATCGTAAATAACCGTAGTCGAAAGGAAACTACGGAAGTTACTATAAGCCATGGGGAAATCTTGTGCGGCGGTAGGCGTAGTAAAGGTAGTCTGTTTAAGTTCATAAACAGTGTTCAAATCCTGCATCGGCAAAATAGGAGCGCCATTTTGCATGCGCGGAACCTGATCAAGGTAAATCTGATAAACAGTTACCGTAACATTTCCGTCCCACTGAGTAGTATTAGCGCCAGCAGCCTTATAAACACCAGTAATCGCATTACCGGTAGAAGCGGCGATCGGATTTTGGTTAAGTGTAATCTGCAAATTAGATGTTGCAGAAACCGTACTCATCCAGATAGCGCCACGAAGGTCTGTAGAACTATACGAAATCGGCACGTAATACTGCATGCGGATAGTTTCGGGTACAGTAGTCGCGAGTGCAGTATCGCCCTGATAGACAGGGTAATTTTCACCATAGCCCATAGGGATATTATTTGCATACACGCCACCATAACCGAAACCTTGGCGAACACTATTAAGTAGCGCCAAATGCCAGCCGGGAACCTGAATGCGCGTATAGTTGCTCAAGTCGTCGTAGCGAAACTGCTGAACCATATTCGCATTGCCCCAAGGCGTGCGAGCGGCGGCAGAACCGGTACAAACAACATCACCGGTAACTTCCACAAGAAAGCCCAAAAGCAATCCAACATTTCGGATGCTATTACCAGTCACGTTAATTACGGGCTGGCTTGCGGGGTCTACAGCCTGACTAAAAATCTGCTGTTTCATTTTAATGGAGTTTGCGACAACTGCCTGCCTAGCAAGCATATTCTGCTGCATCAACTGCTGCGGCGAGGGAGCGTTAGGAGCGGCCATATAATTTATTCCTTATCAATAAAGTCGATGAAAATATGCAGGCCCGTCATAGCAATAGAAATCATTAGAAAAATGATTACCCAATTTTGCCAGCGAGACATTAGGCTAAAATTGAGCATTTAACCCTCCGAGTTACGATTTCTCGCTTTGGAGTATAGTTTAAGGACCAATCCCAAAATTAGGCTTGCTCCTACAAACATAAGAAAAACAGTAATCCAGTTGGCTACTGTCCATGTAATAACAGTTTCTTTCATGTTTGTTCCTTAAATTTTAACAGGCTTTTTATTTAGCTTTTCACGGAACGTATTTATAAGCACTTTAGCCTCTGGGACCGGTCCCAAAATATGGGACTTTTGGTCGTTAACCTCATACCATAAACTATGGTATTTAGGCAATAGGCCGGGTTTACGATTGTCAAGATAAGCCGCGACGGTCTTTCGATCTTCTGCATAATTCATATTGAAAATTGCAAAGAAATTACTTTCCGTAAAAACAAACTTATCAAGAAATACTGGCCTTTGAGAGCATACAATCATTTCAATATTTTTCGATCGTCCCTGAGTTAGACATGCTCTAAACCATCTATCATTTTTAGGGACCATATATCCCTCATCAATATAAATGAGGATATTTTCATTAGCCCAACATTTCCTAAAAAATTCCGATACTAACATTTCATCGCCCGGTAATGGTCGAATAATATATAAACCCGGTTCTTTAGGAAATGTATGCAGACCTATTTCGGTAGCGCCTAATGCATCTAAAAGTTTATCTCCTTTAAAGTCAAAAATTACGCCGGGACGCGTGATGAAATCTCTTACAGATAAAAGCCAAACAGAAAATTGGGTTTTGCCGCTACCAGTAGAACCGATAACGGCTGTTCTATTATCGGAAGACGGCAAATTTATACTCATCCATTAAGCCCAAACATTGTAGTTACGTTATCAGAAGGTTGTTTAGATTTATTTTCTTTTGCTTTATCTCTTAAATGTTCTTTATAAAGATAAAGTCTTGGCCCGTAAATTGTTGCGCCAGTTGTTACCAATCCAGCAATAGCTGTAAACTTTGGATCGGGGGTCCAATCAAATTGTTCCATGACATTTGCGATTGAATGAGCGAGCGCATCGCTTTCAGGTTTTTCCAAAGCAAATTGATCAAACTTGGTAAAACTAGCCAATCCCATATGGACAATCATCAAAGTCTGAGAAAGTGTTTCCAGACCACGATTTATATTTTGTGAATTTCTCGCGTTAGTTTTTCCACCGGAGCCGTTATTTCCTCCGAAACTTCCTCCAGCTTTTCTTCCACGCTTTCGACGGGGTTTTCCACTGGCTCCGATAACGAGATTTCCCTGTTCGTCTCGTTCAAATCCATCGTCGTTTGTTCCTCCAAGGGTGGCGGGGTCAATGATGCTAGGTTGTTCTCCATCGTTTCCACTCTCTGATTTAGGTTCATTGTCAATGTCGACAATTGGGGGATTAGTTCCGCTATCGGTTTTACGAGGTCTACCAGCCATGATTTCATTTCCTCTTTAACATCATCTACTTTTTCATCTACGATTTCAGGAATATCCTCTTTTACTTCCTGAATTTCCTCGATTAAATCTTCTTTTATTTCTTCATCTTTATCTAATGCATTTTCCTCTACTTCTACAATTTTGTCTTCCAATTCCTCAATATTACCAGTATCATTATCGACAACAATAACTGTGGGATTACTTGTCGTTTTTGACATTAGTTTTATCCTCTAGCAATTTTGGATTATTTGTAGATGGAAAAGTATATTGATGAATTTCATCTATTTTGGCTTCCATATTAGCCATTCGAGTTTCGATATTATTCGCCATATTAATAAAATGATAAACCGCTGATTGCATTTCGGTCTCTGTCATTCCAGTCATATTTCGAATAAAGCGCAATGCCGCTTGTTCCATTACATTCATTATGCCTGTCCTATCACGCTAAAGAAAGAACTTTCGTTCAATACAGTAATATTAGTATCGGCCAACATTCCAAATCGAAATTCAAAATAATCGCCCGGTGTAACATCAATTAATCCGGTAGTTAAATTGGTTGCAAAAATTGCCCCTAATTGAGTGCTAGGACCGGGGGTTAATGATACTATACTTGTCGCGCCATTTTTAGTTATTTGGCTAATAGCATTACGACCTACCACAGTTGATGGCGACGTAAGAAATCCAGCGGTAAAAGTAGCCTTTGATATTCCAGCCGGAATTACTAATTTAGTTGGATCGCCAATAGCCCAATAATTATCAGTATCATATAATTGGGTATCCCAAGGAATAAATGTGAGTGTAGTATAATCTTTAGCTGTCAATGGTGCAGCTAAACCGACACGAGCACCACTAAAATTAATTGGGGCGACAAATGATCCATCAGCCCTTAGAAAATTTGCTGTACCTCCACCAGATGCGGGCACGCTACCTTTTTGCGTACTCGTAAAAACTGGCGGGATAAAAGAAATATTACCCATTTAATTATCCCTCCATAGCCGTAACATCATCATTAGCCGTTCCAATAATTGTTATTGCGGAAGTAGACGGATAATTATCAAGAACAATAGATGCGCCAGCGGGCAAAGTAATAGAGCCAGCAGTATTTATAGCAGCGGCATTTCCAAATAAATTAATCGCCATTGGATTGGATGCAACATTTTGAACGATCAATACTTTCCTATTCGGATTTGCTGCCATTAATGTTTCAGAAGCGCCAGACAAATTCGCAATCGAATGATCTGTATATGCGCCACCTATTGGCTGAGAAACTGGAAGACTATCCGTGACAGGATTTCCTCCTACAGCAATAATATCTATACTTTCATCCGGCGTATTTGGACCAGGCAATACAATTGGAAAAACTGGCACATTATACCATTGAAAACGTACTGACCCCGCCGCATCCGAGGTAACTTTAATCTTTGGAGGATTTGGCAAAAACAAAGGAATATATCCGGCAGCATAAGCCGGGAAAGGAAACCTTTGATTTGTACCATTACATTCAACAAGCAAATTACCCGGATTAGCGGTATTGTCGATATAAACGCCGGAAATAAAATCAAGCCAACCATTTTCAATTAGCTGAGTAAGATCAATTTCAGTTGTCTCATTAGCGGCAAAATCCCAAAAATCGGGAACGGACATTGGCCCTTTTTCAGGCAATGTCATAGTGAAATTCTGAAACCGGCTATTAGCGCTCATGAGCATTTACCTTTTCATTAGAGGAATACAATAATTACCACATTCCAATTTAATTGGCATTCGCGATCTATAGGTAGATATGGTCGGTGTTGGTGGCACTATGGATTGTTCCATAGCATAAAACGTATTAAGCGTCGCATCACCGCCAGTAAAATAAAACAAACTATCAAATTCCGAATATGATGCGGTAATAAATATATTATTTAATAAAAGTTCTGCTATAAAAGCTGTAGTTAAAGCATCATTAGGATTAATCGTATATTTTTTATAAGTAGAAAAATCCTCCGAAAATTCTAAAATAAAAGGAACTATAGGATCAGTATCATATGAAATCAAAACACAAGGTTTTGTTCCTTTCATAAAATAATTTGAATTAGAAAATGCAGATTGAAAAATAACGTCATCAGACAAAACACTTAAAGAAAAATCATCGATATTAAAATCTTGAGGATCACCGATATTAGTAGGTAGATAATCAACTATTTTATATGAACTATCCAGATTATTATTTCGTACTATAGAAAAATATCTTAGCCCATTATAACTGTTTATATTCCATCCTAATATATCGTCTGTAACTTGCGCTATTTGATAATGCCCTGTTTGATTTACTAAAGTAAGTAATGCGTCATTAAGAGCATTACCTCTCCATATGAGCGCTATTAGTCCTAATGGGCCTCCGCTTTCTAGTCCGAGCGTAGATGCCTGAAAAGTTGTAATATATGGAAAATTATAATAATTTAAAAAGGTTGTTGTTCCGCTATAATTACCGCCATTTTCAAGCATAGGAAATTCAGAAAAAGATACTGTAATTCCTGTAGCCGCATCTTGGTTACGAGTAACAAAACTCATAATATCGTTATTAAAATGACTTGAGAATAATAATGCAGAAATAGAAGTATCACCTAAATTAGCATGCTGAACATTTCCTTCAAAAATGCTATATCCCTCATTAGTAAATATATAAGACTGTAAGTCTAATGTAAATCCATCATATACAGGACTACCAAATGGAGAAAACCATATTAAATTAGGTGTATAAGCGCCATTACCACTAAAATATAAATTTGTTTGTGCTGGCTGAATACCTGACACTAATGGAAGGCTAGTATTAGTTCCTGCTATAATATTTAATTCTATGTCATCAACTTTAAGAGAAATCATATAAATCCCCAAGTAAAAGGCCCGCCTTCGGGGCGGAAGGCGGGCCTTGAAAATTGCGCTGGCCCGTGCTAGACTTGCGCTTAGAGGCGGGAACCTCTTGATCAGCATTATATGCGGGGCAAATATAAATGGCAAGGAAAAAATCGCTTTTGTCTAAAGAGGCAAAAGACGCAATAAGATACGCCAAATATCAGCAAAAATTAGCGCAAAAAATATATAAAGAAAAAATAAAAGAAATGCGCCCTTATATGAAAGCGTTAAAGTCAATTGACTTACGCTCTAATATTTCATCATCACAAAAGTCTTTTATTTCTCGTGCATGGAACGAGTATCAAGAATTGACAGCTAGACCTGTCAAAGTATTTCGCACGAAAAATAAAAAACATTTGGCTTTGGCTCAGGCATATTCGCGACACGAAAAAGGTAAACCAAAATTCGACGTTGCATTTATCCCTACCGCTGACCCAAAAGCGAAATTGACATTCAAAGACGATCGAATGACTTTGAAGTCAAAATATGTAACCGAAACGACCTTATTTTTTGACCTGAAAAAATTGGCTATTGATCCCGCCAGCGAAATACGGCGAACAATGGACAAGAATAAAGACGCCAAACAATTTATCATTATGGCAGGTAAATACCTCTATAATGGTGGACTGGCGCGATCCCTTGTCAGTGACGAAGTTATGAACCTTATGGCGCGCTATTCAGATGGTGGCGCGGGACTTGCTAAACGCGGCGAAAATAGCCGGTGGGAAAATTGGCTGTTTGGATTGGTAGCGTTCGAGGCCAGTAATCAAGGATCGATAAATCAATATCGTTTGGCCTATCGTGATGCCAAGAATAAACAACTTTCAGAACGCAAAAATTTGAAACGGAAACGTGGATATAAATTTGGTGAGAAATTCTAATGGTTAGAAAATCTAACCGTCGTCCCATCTGGACAATCGACGCAGAAACCGACCCCTTTAGAAAAGGTCGGGTTCCACTTCCTTTTATTTGGGGCGTATATCAGGAAGACGGTGTATATAATGAGTTTGAAAAAACCGAGGATATGATCGCTTATATCTCTCAACATAAAGTCATTGCATACGCGCATAATGGCGGAAAATTCGACTGGCACTTTGTCACCGATTATATTGAAGACTTTGAGCCTCTTACTATTATCAATGGAAGACTCGCTAAATTCGTCATTGGAGAATGTGAACTTAGAGATAGCTTTAATATCATCCCCGCACCGCTTTCTGCCTATCAAAAAGACGAAATAAATTATGATATTTTTGAGGAAAGCGAGAGATACAAACCAAAGAATTGGACTAAGATTAGATCTTATCTTAAATCAGATTGTATCTATCTCCATGAAATGATCATGGAATTCGTGGAAGAATATGGAATTTCCCTAACTCAGGCTGGTGCCGCCATGAAGTTCTGGTCTAAATTGACTGGAACTAAAAAACCTCAATCTTCCGATATGTATTATGAGAGAATGAGCAAATATTATTATGGCGGTAGAGTTGAGTGCTTTCACAAGGGAATTATTGAAGAACGGTTTAAAGTTGTAGATATTAATAGCGCCTATCCTTATGCGATGACCTTTGAGCATCCATGGGGACTAGCATATAATACCTATGATGAAATGCCTAATATCTCCGATGAAGAATTAAGTCGCTGTTTTATTACTCTACAGGCTAAAAGTCTTGGAGCATTTCCATATAGAACTGACAAGGGATTAATTTTTCCTAATGATAATATACATCGTGAATTTCATATAACTGGATGGGAATATATAGCCGCTCGTGATACCGGCGCGTTAGAAATGGCTAAAATAATATCCGTCAAAGAATATATGGAGACTATTTCCTTCAAAGAATATGTAGATCATTTCTTTGCTCTTAAAGATGAAGCTACCAAGGAACTAGCAAAAGCTAAGGCGCGCAATGATCAAAAGAGTATATCTCTATGGTCTGCTAGACGTCTTTTCGCTAAACTATTTCTAAATTCTCTTTATGGTAAGTTTGCCAGTAATCCAGAAAATTACGAAGAATTTATGACACTTCCCGCAAGCATGATAGATGCGGCATTAAATGAAGATGGTTGGTTTTATTGCAAACTCCTAAGCGAAGAAACTGCGATAGTTAATAGACCATTAGAAGAGGAAAAAAGGAGATACTATGATGTGGCAGTTGCTGCTAGTATTACCGGTTTCGTTCGTAGCTATCTATGGCGGAATATCGCATCTACAAAAGGAACAATACTATATTGCGACACTGATAGTATTGCAGCCTCTTATATTGATAATATTCCTATCAGTGATCGGCTTGGAGATTGGGACTTAGAAGCTGAATGCGATTTCGCCGCTATCGCTGGCAAAAAACTTTACGCCTTTAGAAAAACTAATGGTGAATATAAAACTGCCTCAAAGGGTGTTAGATTGTCAGCAGAAGATATTATCGATATTGCTAAAGGTGCGGAAATTGTATATGAACCCGATGTACCTACTTTTAGTGTTAAACGCGGTATAATCTTTACCCCTAGAACTGTAAGGATGACATAATGGTTCATTATATAGGTACAATTTTATGGCTCATAATCGGAGGTATCGGCTTTGCCTTTATAACTCATAGGAGATAAATTTATGGATCAATAAAAATATCTATTGACGTTCCCCCAAAACTCGATTAAAAAGAAAGCCATCAAATCGCTTCTGATTTGGTGGCTTTCTCTAAATGAGGTAATAATATGGCAACTACTACAAACATTGCTAAAAAGATTTCCATGAAGGCTCTTGTCGGGACAGTCGGCGCTTTTATTCCAATGAAGGAAGAGACCTACGAAAAGGACGGTAAAACAATCGTCCGCGAGGTTTATGCTAATGGTGAGACTGCATGGATCGCTCAAATTATCGGTCTCGCACGTGGCACTAAACATGGCATCAGCAACTTTGGTGACTGGACCGCACTTATGGGGGACTTCTATGCGGAAGCGCTTGTAGGTGAGAAGGTAGATACGCGTTATCGTACAGGACAACTTTTCTTGCCTGATGTAGCGCTTAATCTCGTTCTTCCTGTCCTTGATGGGCTTGATAAAGGCGCTGCGGTGGAGGTCGCTTTCAAGATCGGTATTACTGCTAATGAAGAAAGCAATTATGGATATGATTATACCGCATCTTTCCTTGTAGAACCTTCGGATAATGATCCGCTTTCCATGCTGGCAGCTAAGGTTATGCCCGTGCTTGAAAATAAGAGCAGGTCAAAAGGCAAGTAAAAGTTTCCTAGCCAATTGATGAATTTCATCGCGATTTGGCTAGGTGGGCAATAGAAGATAGATAGGCATCTGTCATAAAGCGAGTTACTATATCAATCGCGAAACTATTGCCCTTAAATTTATATAAGGAGAAATATCAATGGCTAAGGAACCTACACGGAAACCACGAGAAAGTAAGGTGGACCCTGACGAAAGCAAAGCAGATAAGTTTATTCGTCTCGCTAAGGCGCGTATGACGAAGGCGCTTAAAGCTATTGCTCAGTTGGAAAATCTTGGTGGCTCTAATTATGAATATACTCATGATCAGGCAAACAAGATTGTTAATAGTCTAGAAAGGGCTGTTGCGGCGGTTGAAGCTAAGTTGACTGCTACTGCTGGTAAAAAAGAGGAAATCAATTTCGATTTCTCTTGACGATCATATCTAGATCATCTATATAGATAGTACCCCAAGAGGGTCGCAAGGGATGGTGCTAGTTAATCCCCCTGACTGGCACCATTTCCTTTTCTGGCGATCGCCATATTCCATGCAAAGATCGTGCCAAC